CCATATATTTTGTTTATTGATGCTGACGTTCGTTTCTTTAAGAACAATGTCATTCAGGACGCAGTTGAAGTAATTGAATCAAAGAACTTGGACCTCGTTGGTTTAAACATCAAGTGTTATGACAAAGACCCGAGAGCAATGCTTGGATTTACTCTGTTTAACACCATAAATCATGCATTGAAATATTTCTCGCCCTTTGCAGTCGGAGCATTTATGCTAACACGTAGAGATAAGTTTGAAGAATACGGTGGATTCCCAGAACAGTTTGCCACATCAGAGGATTACTTTTTGTCAAGGAAATACAGCCCGAAAAAGTTTAAGATTGTTAAACATCATTTTGGACAAGACAGTCGTAGATTTAAAAAGATGGGATATTTTGGAATGGGTAAGTACTTAATCCAAAATTTTATTAACCGTAACAATAAAAAATATTGGGACAGTTTAGACTCATCTACGTATTGGAATTAAACACATTTTATAATATATGTATAAATAACATTATGCTACAATTCATCAAAGACCTTTCACACACACTATTGGAGTTTATCAAAGATGACCCTGTTCGTCCAGAGATATCAAAAGATTTTCGTGTTAGTGATGGTAGAATGGTTGCGGCATTAACTGATGAAGAAAGTAATCCTGAAGCAATGGTATGTGTTAGCTTCCACGATTTCATTCCAGCTGATATTAAAGATTTAGATAAAACTGCACAGGTGCCTACTACTGCTATATTCTATACTATATGGAGTTACAAGAGTGGCAAAGGTCAAGAGTTGTTGTTTAGGGCAGTGAAAGGGATACAAGAACAATATCCGAGTGTAACACGGTTTGTAACTCTCAGTCCTAAAACTAACATGGCCCGTAGATTCCATCTAAAGAATGGTGCTATTATTTTCCGTGAAAATATAGACACTACAAACTACGAATATCCAGTAGTAAAAGAAGCTATCAAAACTGAAGAAAAGTAATACCCAAGTATTACATATTTTGTAGTAAAAAGTACTCATTTTTTGTCTTAGGTGCTTCAAAATCGATAGAGTTGTCCGGAGTGCATACTGACTCACAAGTATAGGAATTATCCTAAGTTAGTACCAACTAACTTATACAATAGCCGAAATTTGACATTAAATGGGTTTTAGTATATAATTCATCTATGAACTCGAAAATCAACCGCAAGCGTAGAACTGATAGAAATCAAGTTATCTATTACATCCAAGATGTACAGACACTTGAATATTACGTTGGTTTGACTGCTCTCTCATACAAAGGCAACGTGTTTTTGACACTACGCCGTCGTATGCAAAAGCACATGCAACGTGCTATGACAGAAAACAAAAACTGGGGTTTGTCACGTGCTTTGCGTGAACAAGGCGCCGAGCGTTTTGTATTTGGAACTATTGAAGTTGTTCGAGGCAAGCGTCCTGCTCATGCACGTGAGACAGAATTAATCAACACACTAAAACCCGCACTTAACACATTTGGAGTGAAGTAATGAGAAAAGTCAAAACTAATCGTTTTGTTACTGTTCGTAATATTGCAAAAGAGTACGGTAATAAATTTCCGTTGCTAACCATGATTTGTGGCTATATGTATAATGGACGGTACTACTTTGCTATCAGGACAAAAGGTTGACAATAAACTGTTTTGGGTATATAATCATTACATAGACAGTTAACTAAAGGAATCGAAATGAACGCACAAATTGAAAAGCTAATTGATAGCACAGTAGAAATTTTGGATCGTGATCCTTTGAGTCAGTCTGAGGATACGTATTCTATTTTGCTCAAATTCACACAAGCCCTTGCTACCGAGATAGGTGAAATTGTAGTTGCAGATCCTGTCAAGGACGGGGTTCGCATGTACTTTGATGAAAAAATTGCCCGCTATGTAATTAAGAAAAGTGTAGGATTGTAAAATGCAAGTATATATTAATTTAGGTATCGTATTGTTGCCCATCATTGTGATGGGTCTGGCAATTATTATAAAGGATGGTTTCTAATGAAATTGAATGATAGCCTACAATGGGTAGGAGCAGTATTCATTATCATTGGTCATATTTGTAATTCAATCGGACCCGATGCATACCCCTACAACATTGTAGCATTCACGTTAGGAACAATCGCATTTATGTCATGGACCATTCGTGTTAAAAATAGACCACAGTTTATAGTTAATGCAGTGGCAATTATTACATGTTTGATAGGTCTTGTTAAGGCTTATAGTTAAGGAGTAAAGTATGAGAGATGGATACGGAGTATGTCCTTTATGTAACGGAACTTGCTATGTCAATTTGACAGAACAAGAAAAAACTTATTCTTGGAATAAAGATAAGACACACCGACCTTGTCATAACTGCGGTAGTCAATATATGTTCAGTACCTCAAAAGGTGAAGTACGATTAAATAGTGAAGGTGTACCCTGTACACATAATTATACGAGTACCAATGATGGCCGTTGTTTAACAGGTTACACTTGTAAACATTGCGGAGATCGTTATCAAATTGATTCAGGTGATTAAATGAAAACTAAAGAAGAAATTATACACGATATGTGTTTTACATATAGACATGACTACGGGCTACGTAAATTTCCCGGTGAACCAAATTGGACATCAGGCATGACTGAGCAGGATGCCAAAATGCTTTACAAAACGATGGAACAGATATATAATAACGACATTGAACCTATTATTGAACACTACAAAGGACAAGAAAATGCATTTAAGTCAAATAAATGAAATTACCGATCACCGCATTACTAGTGGTAGTGAATATCAGTGGCAATGCTATCCTGATGCACGATATCTAGATTATGAAAGTGATTATGCTCACCTATCGGTGTTGTATAGCACAGTTGACCAAACAGTATATTGTGCCGAAGTGTCCGTTAAAACTGAGGCATGGGAAAAAGATAAAAAACCTTATCGTTGGTTAAATCCAGATCATAAGGATGCTTATCATATTGAGTCAAAAAAACGCAAAGTAGATCCTGACCAAGCATGGGATGATGTTAAGTGGGTTGATTTGGAAGTAGAAGAAGATTTCTTTGAAAAGGCAGAGGCTATGTTTAACGGAGAAGAATTTGATAATCGTGTCCAAGTCCCTCTAGATTTGGATGATGATTTGATGATGCAATTGTTTATGGAAGCACATAAACGTGATATCACATTGAATCAACTGGTTGAAGAAATTCTGAAAAAGGTAATAGCTGAATCCGAACTAAATGAATTTATGGATGATTATCCTCAGGATTTAGGATAACATGTCAACGTAATAGTTATTTAAAACGTTAAATAGTATATAGGGACTTGAAAAAAAATTGACAACAAATGGTTTTGGGTCTATAATAGAGTCTTATTCAGTCAAAAGGAGTTTTCAAATGGAACGTGTATCTAATGTGAAAAAAATTCTAGTAACATTGGCACTTGCAGTATCAGTGCCCGCATTTGCAATTGATTGTCGCAGGGGTATTGACCATAAACATCCTGCATGTTATGGATACCGTCATGTAGATCATCGCCACGTGAATCATCACCATGGTCCTATTGTTGTATACCGAAATAATGATTGGGTGGGACCAGTTATTGCAGGTGCAATAGGAACCGCAATCATCATTGATGTAATGAACCGTAGACAAGAAACACAAATTGTAGTACAACCTACAGTGGGTCAGTCTAATCAAATATGCACGCCTTGGACTGAAACGCAACAGCCAGATGGATCAATAACTCGTACACGTACTTGTAATCAATGACCAAATGAATTGCAATAATATCGTTCATAGTATATAATATATTATGAACGATATTTTTTATGGAATTTTTTCTTGGATCAAAGATGACTTTAAGTCTAACAGAATTCGCTTTATTATTGAGCTTCTTGCATGGGCTATTAGTATTGGTTGCAGTATTGTTATGGCATTCACAGTCCCCAATCCCCCGCTACTTGCTCTTTATCCTGTTTGGATTCTTGGCTGTGCCATGTATGCTTGGGCTAGTTGGACTAGGAAATCTTTTGGCATGCTGGCTAACTATATATTGTTAACCACAATTGACTCTATTGGACTTATTAGGATGTTGATACAATGAAATCTTGGACAGTTGAATTACAAGACGATCCCGAAACCGGTGATTGTATTTTAGAATTTCCTCCCGACATGTTAAAAGAAACAGGTTGGAAAGAAGGTGATGTGTTAGAATGGCACGATAACAAAGATGGATCATATACTATGACAAAGAAAGAAACACAATTGGTGCTTGTTGAAGCAGTAAGCACTTTCCGCATGC